ACCATATTAGATGCAGAGCAGTTAAATGCAGGCAGTGGTGCCATAGCCTCAGCTAAGTCACGTGCTGCCACGTCAATAGTATTTGCAACAAGTGGCTTAGGATATTCTTCTGAGAACATAGAAGGATAAACCTTCGAGATGTCTCCCTGACGAACCGAAAGTACATCACGCATACGACCGTCACGAGATGCGTAACGTGTCTGTAGGCGAGCTACCTTAGCGGTAATCTCTTTAATATTCAAAGCCATTATTTAATTCCTTACTTAGCTCTTGGTGCTTTTGCTCCGCCAAGAATTTTTTGTGTAGTTTCTTTAGGAACTTTTGGAGTAATTCCATATGAAGCAGCAACTTTAGTAAAATTTTTATTATTAGTTACTGTATGATTTGCTTGTGTGCCTTGCTTTCCGCCCATTGCTTCTCTCATTAGATACCCTGCTTTTCTTGTCCGTGAACAGCGGTTGGCCATTCAACAAAGTCAATACGATCAGCGTCAGCTTGTGCCTTTACTAAAGCATCTGCTACCTTTGGTAGCACCTGTGGGGTTGTTACTGCACCCTTATCAATGTATTCTTCTTCTACTTCTGTCTTTTCAGTGTAGGTTTTGTAGCTTGGTGTAATTGCCATTATCTTTTCCTTTGTTAGACGAAATACTTGTTCTCTTGTGCGAGCATCTCGTCAATATTTACGACAACTCGCTTGCTTAGTTCTCCCCTAGTTAAAAACGGATTACGTAGATGGCTTTTTGCGTATTGACCATTATTTAACATCTCGCGTGCTCTAATCTCGCAGAACCATAGGGCCATCACCATATCGGTCTTACCCTTTGTGGTGGGAGACCAGGTGATTAACTGCTCAACTAGCGCTTTGACATTCTCTGTTTGATCACTAGGTAGATGTATTAAGTTGTCGCGGTGGTGCTTACCGTCTGCTTGCTTTGTACCAAACAAGGTAGACATAGATGCCACACCGAATCCTGCATCCCACTTATTATTACCAGTATGGTGTTCACGTAGGTAGATACCGCGTGTATTAAGATGCTGACGAATACCTTCGTCTTGAGTAAGAAAAGCCTGGAAGGCGTTCTTCTCTACTATCCATTCAGCCGGTTTATAAATCGAAGTCCAGTTGAATATAAGGTCTCTAATAGCTTGTGGAGATGGGCGCGTAATTTTAGTCGCATCGAGTATATAGCGCTTATGGCTATTGCGGTCAATAGCATAACAAACGGCGGCAGTATCTCCAACGATTGCAGGGTCAAGGCCGCAGACAATAGTATAATTATGAAGATCCTTGGGATGTCCTGGTGCGTCTGCATTAATGGGTCCTGACTTTCTCATTCCGTCAATGGAACCCCTGACACATACCGGGTCAAATATTGCATCATCAGATACATCTTGTTGTTGGTAAACAAGCGCCCAAGTTACACTATCCATAGCTTGGCGTTCATTAAAAAGATGCTTGCCATTCCACCTTGGGTAGAGGCCGTACTCATCTTTATCGTCCTCAGTCTGACCATCAAAAGGCTGATCAGAGTAAGGCCAAAGTGTTTCCCACTTCTCAGGATTCTCATCTGCTTGCAATAATGCAGGCATTGCCAGATAGGTCCAAGGAACGATACCGCCTGGGTACCTATCAGGATTCCGTAATTCTTTGTAAAGGTCCACGCTAGCTACACGTGTACCAATAACAATGAGTTTACCTGTTGGGTTTAAGCGGCTTCTAACGTCCTGCGTGAGCCAGCGTATTTGTTTCTCAAATTCATTTGCGTTCTTTAAAGTAACCGCGTCATCTACGATAATCATATCTGCACGCTTACCATAAATCTGACCGCCGATACCGACAGCTTCGATGTTCGGGTCTTTCTCACTGGATTCACGTAGTTCATTACCAAAGGTAACGCGGGTGGCGGTCCAGGTAGCAGATTTAGAATTAAAGCCAACGCCTGCAGCGTAGGCATCCTGTAGCTCCTGATACATCGGGTGGGTCAGGCGCTGCTTGATTGCGTATAAGAAGTCTGCTGCTAACTGTTGGGTCTGAGAGACTATAAGTACACGAAAGTTTGGATTCTGTACAATCTTCCAAGTGACGTAATCAACCGTAATCGAAATCGACTTGGCGTGGTTTGGTGGAATATTGATAAGGATGCGGTTTGAGGCAACGCCCTTTTCATACTTCATCGATGGGTGAAGCCAAGCCGGATCTCTACCTTCGATAACATCCACCAAGTTCTGTTGGTGGGCAAAGGTCTTTCTATGTAGGAAGCGTTCACAGAAATCGCCGTAGCTAATATCGTGGACATCCGCGTCCTTGAAATTTTTAGTTTTAGCGCCGAGCCTTGCTCGGTCGACCATCGCCGCGAAATTCTTATCGGAGGTGCGATAGTAGTGGTAAGTCTTATCAGACTTGCCGGCTTGGGCGCAAGCCTTCTCAACGGTCATACCTTCAGCAAGGCACTGAAGTATGACGCGTTTTGCTAGGTCTGAACTTTTCTCTGCCATAAATTCCTTATGTGATGGGCGACACTTTTAGGTCGCCCGTAATCGGTTCCTACATTCGTAGGATACTTAATGGGGAAGAAGTGGCACTTTAGTAGTGGGACCCATAGGTCCCTGAAATACTTGGTAGGCGTAATGTAAATGGAGCCTATATTTATAGTGGGATCTGATATATCAGCCCACCTAGCTGTATATAGACTACTCCCCGCAGTTAGTTGTATTGAGAGTATGTTATCGCTACGCCCTAGGGGGCTTCGCTAAGTGATAACCTGAGGTTATATTGAAGCAGAGGATATATAACCTCTCAATATATACTAAGGCAGGGAAAATGGTCATTTTCTCGTTTTGGTGGTGTGACGTTGGTCATAGTATATAAAACCGCAGGTCAGAGCAGTATTTAAATAGTAGCTGATCTGGAAACTAGAGTTTAGCAAATATATTTTTTGAGGGTACATACTATACACACATACAGATATTAACAATGGGGGGTCGCGTTTTTTGCGGTCTGACGGCCCTGCGAGCGCGGTTTTCCACAGGGTGTGGATAAGTTTGTGGATAAGTTTTGATTACAGGGCGAGCTAGACAGACGGCACCGATATGTCTAACAAGTATCCCAATAATTTAATAACCGGCTAACCCTGCCGGCTACCAGATACCAGAGCCTAACCAGATAACCAGAGCCTAAGCCGGCTCACCTAATCGGCTCCGGCTTTCCCAATAGCTAACCCGATAACCTAACCGGCTCTTAGCTCTTAGCTCCCTGCCTATCTGATCGCCTAATCTCTCATCTGATCGCCTAATCTGATAGCCCTAACCCGATAGCTCCCTGCCCTAACCGGTAGCCGACACCTAGAAAATAACTTGATAAAGCTACTTGAAACTAGGGGAGACTACGGCTTACACTTATCCCGTGAGCTAACCGGCTCACCTTAGTAAAGGTAAAGCTAATGAATAAAACACTTAATGAATTAATAGATGAGTTTAATAAAGAAGTTAAAGTTATTAACGAAACTACCGGCGAAACTTCACCGGTTAGAATTCTTAACGATTTTATAGCAATTCGTAACACTCTTTCACAATTACAAGACGCTTTAGTTAAGCGCTCACTTGATAACTTGAAAGTAGGTAATAATTAATGAATACGAAACTAAAATTCGATTGCACCTGTAACGGGTGCCGTAACTATCCAACGCAGCCGGCTCAGATATGGCACAAAAGCCAGATACCTAGCAAGGAGCAGGGCACCTATTTCTTTACTAAAGAGGCGATGAGGTTCTTTAGCTCTCGCATTGTAGACTTTAAGCGCGTAGAAAATGGCTCAGATGAAAACCGCGATAGTCTTTCCGTGATTGTATCAAGTAAGCACGGATACGAGGGAGCTACTCGTTACTATGAAATAGTAATGCTATGCGCTTACGGCACAATAAACCGGCACGGCTCTAGTTTTGAGAGCTTACGCCTAGCCCGTAAGAATTGGGAAAGCTCTATTACTAGCTTTCCGGCCTGCGAGTGCCACGGGTGCCAAATAGACAGGGCAGGCCGTAACTAATGAGCGATAAGGCTTTTAAATGGTTTTGGGTAGGTTATGGCCTATTAGTTATTTTCTCCCTATGGGCAGGCGTATTTAAGTATTAAGGCGTAATCGGGGGCTAAGGCTTAGGTCTTAGCTCCCTGTTATCTCTTAAACTAAGAGAGAGCCGGCGAGAGCCGGCATAAAGTAAAGGTGAAATATGTCTAAAACTATAATGAGCGCGGAGAGCTTAGTCTTATGCTTATCCGGCGAACACTTAGCCCTGCCTGCGCTAATCGTGGAAACTATCAAGGATAACCCTGCGCTATGGGCGCAGGTAAGAGCTTATGGCAAGGGAAACGCTAGCTATGAGAGCGTGAGCGAGAGCTTAGCGGGCTACCTATGATTATTTTATTACTAGCTACCTGCGCCGGCCTCGCCGGCGTAGGTATTGCATTAAGTTTCGATCCCATTAACGAGATAGAGAGCGAGAGCCAAAGATGAAATGTGAAATTTGCGGAAATGAAGCTTACACTTGGGTATTAAATAGACCCGACGCGTGGTGGGCGTGTGGTTTATGTTCAAATCAAGATTTAAGGCCTGAGAGAGTGAGAGCGTGAGCGAGCAAGCTATTCAGGCGGAAATTAACCGCATTTATGAAGATAACTTCTCTCATATAGACTTTATGGACAATATGGGCGGAGAGTGCGAGTGCGCTATTCATAAACAGCTTATTGACCTATGCCTATCCATAGGCTTTGATCCGAGAGAGCAATAATCTATGACGGAATATCCTATTAAGGTGCTTGCCTTAATGGGGTATTCTGCCCTAGAGTTATCTAGTGGGAGAGAGCGAGCAAGTAGCTCGCGCTAATAAAAGAAAAGGTGAAAGGTAATGACTAAATATATTGTAGATGTGAAAATTAAGGCTAATTTACGCGCCTTTATTGAACACGACACTAAAGCGGAAGCAATTAAGTCCGTATTAACTGAAATGTTTCCGACTATTCCAGATGAGCTTGGCGATTTCGTATTTGAGCTAAGTGATATTGGAGAAGTGGAAGCGACAGAGAGCGAGGATCAGGAGTAATGAAGATTAAAGACGCTATTGCTTTATTAAACGAGTACGAGAATAAAGAGCAGGAAATTATGCTTGCTTGGAATGATATCGAAGTAATGGATACCGCTAACCAGGCAGTATGGAGTAAAGCAGTTTCAATTTACGAAGATAGCTCACTAGAGGGCTTTGGAGATGACTGCCGTTGGGCAATTCAAGAGGCAGAAAGCGAAGAAAACTAATGAATAAAACACACACGCGTTGCGGGGAAGCTATCTCATTTGATGAGGTAACCGCCGGCTATTACGCCCAATGCCCTAATTGTGATGAGGACTTATATTCATTTGAGGTAGAGAGCGCAGAGGTAAAGTGCGCTAACTGCAATCAAGAGCTGGAGCAATTAACTGACGGGCAGGAGTGGGTAGCCGGTGACGGGTCTATTTTCTGCGAAGTAACTGATGAGATACACAATAGAAAGGTGAGCAAGTGAGTAAAGAAATACCGGTAGAAGTATATGAGCAGTTATATAAGTCCAATAGAGAACTACTTAATGATGAGTTAGATAGCGTTGATATTGACTTTAATAAGGTCTATATGCGCTTTAATCGTATGATGAGTGCGCTTGAATATGTGGAGCAATATAAGCTAGAGCAAGCAAGGAGACATAAATTATGACCCTATGCTTAGAGTGTGATCGCTGGTATGCCGGCAGTTATTGGGCGCATATTTACTACGCTCACAAAGAGAACGAGAGTGAGAGGGAGAGCTACTAATGAAATGTCCAGACTGCAATAACTATGAAACTACACACGACCCAATTAGCGGATTAGACCAATGTCCAGACCGCGAAAATTGTGGCTATGGTTGGTGGGATAACTAATGGCTAGGACTTGCCAATGCTGGAAAACCTACCAATGCCTACTATGTGAGGACATAGCTACCGGCAGGGTAGTAATCAACGAAGAGGGAGAGGTCAAGAGGGTAGTGCGAGTATCTACCCCACGCACCTACACGCCTAGAGTAGTGGCTCAATGTGGAACTAGAGCAGGCTATAACAAACATCGGCGAGAGGGAACTGCCACCTGTGCAGAGTGCCGGCAGGCACAAAGTAATTATGTAAATGAAATTCAAAAGAGAAAGAGAGCAAGTTAATGGCAAATGTAGTGAGCTGGATACCAAAGCCTAGTAACCGGATAGTTATGTATGAGGTATTGGGTGAGAACGATAAGAGTGAGTTCGGATCAGAGAGCGTTCTCGAAACGCTTGCTTGGTTTAATCGTAACCCTATCGGTAAGCGGATAGTAGTAACTAATTGGTTTGCTGATGATGAGGACGCGAGCCCGATAGGTGAGAGCATAGATGTAACTGCGCTGGTGCTTGCCTCTATCGCTAGTGGGAGAGGGCGAGCGTGAGTGTATTAGTTGTATTCGCTATCATTGCGGTAGTATGGGTCATTATTGTAGTAGGAGAACTGCGTGACTGATGAGTTAAAGAGGAAGATAGCAAGCGCTGAGAATATGGCAGTGCGCCAACGTAACTACCGGAGAGCAAGAGATCGAGCGTTAGCTCGCTTGGCTCAGGCACATAAAGGAGAATATCTTGAACTCTTGGCAAAAGAAAAAAAAGCAGATGAGCAGGAGGGCAAGAGGTGGCATTACCATTCTAATAATGATGTTGATTTGTGGTCTCTTGTTACCGGTAAAGCAGGTAAGAGTAGAAGAGATACCGCAGATATTTCACAAGACAAAGGCGACAATGAATGAAAAGAAACGTAATAAGAGTATCGCACTCGAGTATAGTCGTATCGCTTTCGGATATACGGCAAGAGAGAGAGCGTGCTTGCTCGCCCTTTGGACCCGTGAGAGCAGGTTTGACCAGCTCGCAGATAACCCAACATCAACAGCTTTCGGAATTGCTCAGTTGCTTGGAGAGAAAAGTAGAGATCCTGCAATCCAAATTCTTAGAGGACTTCGCTACATCGAGACCCGATACGGAGAACGAGGTGCTTGTACCGCTTTACGTCACTCCGATAGACACGGATGGTACTGATGAAAGATAAATTGTTTAGGTATTGGGTACGCTACGGAATACTTATGGGTTGGGTTAGCCCGATCATTTGCAACACTCACGAGGGTACTTATGAGTATGAGAGCGAGGAGAACCAAGCTGAATGGGATGAGGGCGGAGACCCTTGCGTTCACGTTATGGTTATGTTAGAGTAAGAGAGTTCTCCTAATGAACGAACCCCTACCGGTTATACCTTTCCTGGTAGGGGTTTTTACTTGTCTGTGCTATACCAACCCTTACCACGAAACTCAATAGCAGGAGCGCTCCATACCCTACTCATAGTAGCGTGGCAGTCCATACAAATAGGAGCACGCTCCTCTTCAGTAATACTACGCTCTACTTCTAGTTCACTATTACATTGGTTGCACTTGTATTGATATCTCATAGTTGCTTGCCATCCTTGATGTGTAAGTAACCAACAACCTTAGTCTTATTACCACGATAGTTAAACTCTGTATTCTGAGGAAGCCAACGATCTTCCCACTCAGGTTCAGGCATAACGTTTAAATCAAATGACCATACACCATTAGGTGTGGAGTTTACATACAAAGGAGAATAACCAAGAAAATAAGCTGCACCTCTGATAGCCTCATACTTTATCTTCTCAATAATCAAATCGTCATAGTGTTTGTTACGTGACTTTAGTTCCATATATAGACGTTGCTTGCGAGATAAGCAATCAAAGGTAGCAAACTTAGATTCAGACTTCTCTAAGTCTGGGTAGTAGAACTCTTTGAGGAACTCAAATAACTCTGGTTCTTTTAATACCAAGGATTATCTCCGCCAAGATTATCTTGTAGCTTACTCATAGCGTTAGCCACTCTACGATCAGCGGTAGAGATAGATACTTCTAGGAACTGAGCTAACTGATTAAGTGTCCACTCATCGAAGTAACGCTTCTCTAATACATCCCTATCCTCTAGGTCTAGCAGTTGGTAGGCCTTCTTAATATCAATTAAGATAGCAAGAAAGTTACCTGATTCAGCCGGAGCAGAAGGTTTCTTCGGCTGACCATCATCTACCAACTGCTGACCTTGCTCAAGGGGCGAGCCTTTTAGGATAGAGGAGATAACAAATGGAAGTAATTGTGCGATGGTAGTGGTCTCATAAAAGGCTTCATCACCTATCTGATAACCAACCTTAGTTGCCTTTTCTTTTCTAGCGTAGCGCTCTGCAACTCTTTTAATCTGCCAACCAATCTTACGTTCATTCTGTGCACGCACTTCAGGGTTGGGTTCATCTAGTAATTCTCTAAACTTTGTATGCTTACTTGCTGCAAATAGGTAACACTCTTGTCTTACATCTGCCTCATCTACAAACCTATGAAACCTACGAGCTATAACTCTGGCAACGCTTGGCACAATATCATAAAGCGCCGGATGTAAGTCAGTCATTGCCATCTTTAATTCTTTGATTGGCAATATCATAGTATTTAGAATCCATTTCAATCCCTATAAAATTACGATTTAATAATTTACACGCTAAGCCTGTTGTTCCAGAACCCATAAAAGGGTCAATTATGGTATAGTCAGATGGCAGAATACCTACAATTCTTTTCATTACTTCCAAAGGCATTTGGCAAGGATGCTCAGTTTTATCTTTAGATACATTCTTGACTTGATTTATTTCCCACCAATCATAAAGTCTAGCTGTCTTACCTGCAGCGATTCTTTGTTGAATCCTTTTATCTGTAGGATTTTTATATGGTTGACCATACTTTTTAAAGTCTGGTTTGATACCAAAAAATGCTATATCTCTGTGTTGCTTTGCTGTATTAGAATTGTATACCCAACTAACAACTTTATCTGGAAATTCACCAACTTGAAATGCTATTTTATAAATTTCTTCGGGGTAATGAATAACTACAAAAGAAGAATGCTGAAATATTTCTCCTAACATTTCGTAATATTCTTCTGAGTTCATATTATCTTTATAAGTATTGTAGTGATAACCAACATTAAAAGGTGGGTCAGTTACAATTACAAATTTTTTTTCTTTTATTTTTATTTTAGGCAATTCTTCTAAGGCATTGCCTAATATTAATTCTGTTTTAACTTCAGTCACAATCAGGACCGCTATCAGATGTTGGCCATTGACCATCTATAACTAATAGGGCAATAGCTGAGTAGTTCATAAGATCAAGGAATGAATCGCGTAACGATTCGTGCTCAGGGTTTTTATACTTAGCGTTATCTATTAGGTGGTTAATACGTGCAGTCTTATCGTGCATACGTACACGTAACCCATTGAGCGCACCACCTGGTGCATTAGCAATATTAAGTGGACCATAATCTGCGTGCTTAGATAATAAGATACTTTGTGCTTCAAGATAAGTTTTCATTACCTTACTCTCAAAGGTATCGCTTGATGGTTTGTTAACCTGCATAGTGCTAGTGGTATGTATAGACTTTGCTTCCTTACATCCATAGCAGTATTTTTTTTGATAATCAAAATGGTCTACATAAGCAACATCATTAATTTCATATCCACAATTAAAACATATCACTTGCAACCCCAAATAATCTTCTCGTCTCATCATATCCATTTTGTAGGTAATAGTCCGTTATGTCTAAACCTGCAGGTAAGGATACTATAGTTGCGTTAATCACCTCACTTGCGACACGCCGAGCAAACTCTTGTCCTGGGTTAGTTCCATCTTCCTTGATGTCATTATCTCCAGCAACATAAACCATATCGTAACCATTAAGTAATCGTGGATAGTGCTGCTTCCAAGCAGCTACACCCGGACAACCAACTGCAGGTAGACCAAGTACACCTGATACCACGATGGTATCTAACTCACCCTCGCAAACTACAATGCGTGCACTACGTTTAGTTATATCAGATACGTTATAGAGATGACTGACCTGACCAAGAGGTGAACCATACTTAGGTTTAGCATCATCTAATCTACGAAACTTAAAGCCTACGCACTTACCTAACGCAGTGATATATGGAATAGATAACCAACCGGTATGGTGTTCGTGACCAGGCAGCGCATCAACAACTGTGCCTAATGAATATAAACCAGCTACCTCTTCAGATATTCCACGAGCGCTTAGATAATTTAGCGTTGCCTCGTCTATCCGATCCGCGTAACGATTGGCCGCTTCCAGCAACGATTTCGTGTGCTCGCTTGAGTGCATCTCTAAACTCCAACTCCTCTTTAATCATAATTATATTTACTGCGTTGCCACCTTTACCGCAAGTATGGCAGTAATAAAGGTTGTCGTATGAGTTGATAACAGCACTGGCCCTACTATCGTTATGCAATACACACTTAACCGGTGTAGCTTTACCATCTTTTACTTCGCCCCCGTAGTAAGAAACGACTGCCTTTATGGAGACTGCGTTTGCATCAGAGGAGCCTTGCCCTCTTTTGCCTGAACGTGGCCTTTGCCAACCTTGTGCTGACACGTGCAATCCCCCTCGCATTGAGAGTGCAGTACGCTTGCACTGCCGGTATCACCGATAGAGTTAGCGTTACCTGCACCAATACACATTTTGCAAATCAATTTCTATTGACCCTTTCAAGTATCTTGTTAAGCATCCAGTCACGCTGGTTCTTTAATACATAGTTTTCTTTCTTAAGTTCTTCAATACGCTTTAAATGTTCTACTTGTTTATCGGTTGATAGTTCTATAAGAAAATGAATATGCTCTGGCTTTTCAGCCAACTTAATAAGTTCTTCAAGAATTCTATTCCTGTCCGTCTGGAAGTTGCTCATCTTCCTTCTCCTCTACTGCTGGTTCTTCAGGTTCAGCGGGTTGTGTCCAGATCTCTGAACTTGTTATCTGTCCGTGTGGAATTGGCATTATTTACCTACCTGAGTTTTTAGATCAATATTTGGAAGAATAACATCTGGCTTAAAGATAACACGATAGTTATATGTGCTAACGCTAATGCCTTCAATTTGCTCAACTAAATAAGAAACATTATCGCTAAGACCTAAGTAATGCTTCTTAAATGAATTTGGTCCAGTCTTGCAAGTTACTTCTAATGATCCTCCAAGTGCAGACTCAGCGGTTTCAACTGAACATAAGCCTGTAATTTCTAATAAATATTTGTCTGTAATACCATTAAAAAATACAATTCTTCGATTAACTTCAAATTGTTCTGCCGCTTTTGAAATATTACTTGCAGCAATTTTTGCATCTGAACCGCAAGCAGCCAATCCCGTTGCGGCTAATCCAACTGCAACCACTGCAGCTATTTTCTTTTTCATTTCTTCTCCTCTAGCCATTGTTCAAGTGAGCAGATTACCCACGTCTGATTGATCCCCTTACGCTTACGCTTCCATAAGACGTAGTGAAAAGGTGTCTTGGTATTCCTAGCCTTAGCATAGTTAGCTGCTTCAACTTCTATTTGTTTCCAGAAGTTATCAAGTTCTAACTTGGCTGTGTTTTTACATTCAAATAGATAGGTTTCACCGGCAACGATAACTACGACATCACCTTCATCATCTTTACCTGCAAGGCGCAGACGCTCTGCGTTAAAGCCTAACTTCCTAAACCACTTAATGATATCTAGTTCAAAGGTAGCACCCTTAGTCTTATTGTACTTCGGACTGCTCATCTAACTTCACTTTGTTAACCTTGTAACGTAGCTCACCATCTTGTTCTTCCACCTGTACAATACCGGACTCGATAAGTAGGCTAGCGAAACCAGCAAAATCATCTTCCAACTTTTTAATTTTATTCTTGACATAATTCAATTCCGTTTCGTGCTTCATCCTAGTAAATCAACCGCCTCTGCTATTCCTTGTTCTAATGTTATCTTAGGTGTATAAAATGATAAGAGCTTTGTGTTATCCGACACTCGGTGCATACAACCAACCGGCTTATCAGGTCTAGTTACAATCTCACCTTTGTATCCAACTTCTTTCATACACATCTCTGCTAACTCAATGAATGAAGTAGCACGACCAGTTCCTAAGTTAATAGGACCAGTAATGTTCTCATATACTGCAGTCATAGTTGCATTGACTACATCTTTCATATGGATAAAATCACGTGTCTGTGTGCCTGGACCCCATACTTCAAATGGATTTTGCTCTGCAAGCGCACGTTCAACATACATTGGGAACGGATAAGTCAGGTCTTGATCCCATCCATAGCCAGAAAATGGCCTAAAAATATGGACATTTGGTACAAACTGGGCAAGATATTCACCTGTTAATTTGCTCCAACCATAGGTCATATCAGGTTGACCAATCATAGTCAAGTTAATATCACCTTCTTGTAAATAAATATTTTTTCCGTGTAGTGTACGTGAGCCTTCAGTCTGCAAGTATGTTGGATATGCAGCACTAGATGAGAAGTAAACAATCTTCTTTGGCTTAGTCTTTAAGCACCACTGAAAGAACTCTGAATCGATAGATAGATTATCGGCAACTGCCATCGGTCTACCCTCAATAGATTCTCTACCACCTACGATAGCAGCTAAATGGATAACAAGATCATATTGCTTATCTTCTTTCTTGAAGAAGTCACGGCAATCTATACCATCTTTAATGTCAATACCGGTTACGTTATGACCATCAAAGTTATCTCTAAAGTATTTACCAACAAATCCCTCACTGCCCGTGATTAATACGTCCATCATTCCCCCAGTCATACATATACGTTACGTGTCCTGTCTCTTGTATTGCCATATCTCTATCAGCTTGGTAGATATAGACATCATTCTCATCCACTGCACATCCTATGTGCGATAAGGTAGATAAAGGTTTGCGCTTTATATATCGCTTCTCGCTAGGTGGAGTAGGCATATAGTTGTAATACTGATCGTGAATTAGACAATCAGCAGCAACGTGTGGATATATTGCATAGGTCATAAAGTTCTGGTCTGCCATATACTCATCACGGAACTCGTGTTGCGTTAGCATATTACGCATCAGTTCCCGATACTTCTTAGTTTTCATAGCAAACATACCGGCACTAATTAGATAGCCGTGACCTGTTGGATGGTCTCTAATTATATGAAAGTTAAACTCACTATCCATAAACTCTTGATGTGCCTCAGCTTCACGAAGTGATAGCCTTGCATCCACATCCCTAGATAGCACCACATCTACATCTTCATCAGCCATAGCCATAAAGCGCCACGTCCTAGAGATGCTATTCTCATCATCATCTACCTTAATTAACTCTACGTGTGGAAATACTAATAACGTAGATAGCACCCACTTAGGTACGCTCTTGCCATAATAGTAGCGACAAGTAAAACCAGGAAAGAATCTCTGTGCCAACTCTGCGTTCTTGATAGCGCCAACTAAGAAGCGCATATCTTTGCCGTAAAGTGAATAAGAGATTACTTGTTTCATAGTCCGAGTGCTGTTGTAATCTTCTCTAGTTCGCCTGCAAAGTCCTCTTCCATATAGCGATGCAACTCCATACGATCTGCATTAGCTACCTCGTTAGAGTTTGCTTCACGATACTGCTCATCCCATTCCACCTTACCGGCTACAGGATGTAGATGTTCAATGATTACGTTATCGAAGTACCACAAGGTACCAAGACGTTGACCAAGAATCATCCAGTAGTTATCCATATATAGATGCACCAACTTAGGCGGTGCCATATAACCTACTGCCTTGATGATGTTAGTAGACATCATTACTGCTGTAGCTAACTGATGCTTCTGTAGTAGGTCATTGCCATAAGCAAGACCATAACCCTTATGTGCAATAGCCTTAGTTAAATATTCATCCCAACTAGGTGTCTGCACCAAGTGGTCATCACCTAGAAAGAAGATAGTCTCATACTTATCTACATACTTATTAGCAACTAGGTTAAGTGTGCCATTCATACGCAAGCGTGGGTTTACTTCATAGGTAACACCATCTAAGCGTGGGTATAAATCTGATTGGTCATCATCAATAGCGATAACAAAATCTGACATTACGCTATGTTCTTTTAAAGCGTTGATGCAACGCTCTGCATTATCTGGCCTACTTCTAGTAGGCAAAATAACTAGGTTGGTGTTCATTGATATAAAGCCCCTTGATCGAACTGCTTAAATATATGGTTGTTTAAATTCATATCTGTAATCTGGCAAGCTGCGTAGTTAGTATCTAGTTGCGTATAGTCTCTACCATCAGCCTGATGTGGACCGAATCGGTTCTTAACTGATGCAACTTTAAGTAACTTACCCATAGGGTCATAGCCTAGCGTAAGAATTAACGCAGGTAGTTGCGCCACCTTACCTTGAATTGCTCTGCGTGGCGCTGGCTCTGTGCCATTACCATACTCACTTGCCTCTGATACGTGGTGTAGCACTAAGACGCAAGCCTCTGTACTACGAGCCATATCGTGCAACTCCATCATAATTGCACGAAGTCCGGCCCATTCGTTGTCAGTCTCAGCTGCAACATTCATTAGGTTATCTACTACTATTAATTCAGGAGCAACTCCATAGAGTTCTATGTATGCCTTGACTTCTAACTCAATATCATCTAGTGATGGAGATGAATCGAATACCCACTGGATGTGTTTAATCTTCTCGAAGTATTCATCATAGTATCTACTACTATTATTAAGGTTAGATTCAACTGTCACTTGTGAGTGACCTGATATATGTGCTGCTGCACGGATCATCACCGTCGTTATGTCCGTATCTGCAGAGAAGAATAGGGTTGGTCTAGCTGCTTGTATTGCATAGACAAGAGCGAACATAGACTTACCTGCATTGGGAGCAGCTGCCACCATACAGACTTGTCCACGTCTGAAGCGTATTGACTTCTCTTTAAGTGCTTTCCAAACATCAGGCAGAGGTGTTGCTTTGGTATTAGCACCACTCCAAGCCCTAGTTAAACTAAGCACTTTGCCTCTTTCTCTTTACTCTAATACGTTGACGTTCTTTCGAGGTTAGACCACCCCAGATACCAAACATCTCGTTATTGATTCCCCACTCTAAACATTCTTCTTTATGGGTGCACGAATGACATAGACGTTTAGCCATTTGTATCTCTCGTGAATCTTCTGCCTTATCTGGAAACCAGAAGTCACTTCCTACTTCAGCACAAGCGGGCTCCTCATACCACCAGGGCCCACGCATTGGTTATCGAACCCAGATAGTTTGGCACTTGTCTGTTGCACCTTTTGGTGCAGCACACATCCAGCCTTTCCACGGACCCTTAGCGCTTACGCCTTCTTTGTATGACATCGATCCGTGCTTACATACCTTATCGCTAGAAATTTCGGTAGCACCTAGTTGCACCTTTGCATTAGCAAGGTTAGCTGCAGGTGTGGTGTTAGCACCAAGTTGTGCAGCAGTAGCAGTAATTAGTGTTGATAAATCTCCAATAGATGTAAGCAATGCTTCAAGATGTGTTTGGTCCATCGCATACACATTAACAAGTGTGCCATCAGGCAACTTGTAATTAACCTGCAAAGCCGTTGATTCCGGTGCAGCCATTTAGTTTCCTCCAGTTTGTTTGATAGTTAATCGTTGTGATTCCTTGCCCTCTTTGTATGGTATCTCTATCCCACTTAACTCAAGAGCTTTGGTATCTACAGTCTTACGTCCTGCAACAGTAGTCCAGTTAATTGCTAGACCTGATTGGGTCACTCCAAGTAGACCCGCAAGTGAATCTTTTAAACCCTCTTGCTTCTCTTCCAGTTCTTTAATTTGCTGACCCAGTTGCAGATAAAGCAAGGCCGCCTTATCCGCATCTGGATCCGCTATTAAATTTTCCTCAACTACTTTGCCATCTTTTTTTTTAAGTCCTACGCAGCCAAGTTCCCCACTAGCGTCGTAATACTTGCAGTAATGTTTACAATAGTTCTCATCACGTTCCGGCTCAGGAGCTTCGGTTGATTCCTTGATTGCAGATAGCCAGTTCAGTGCTTCTTCTGCAATCGACGGGTCGTATGGTTCAGAGTGGACCTTTATGTCTCGCTCATCTCCATCACGTGCAATGGCTACCAAGTTAACATTAACGGGCTTCCCCTTCCCGCTTTTGTCAAGTAGGTAACCATAAACCTGAACCTGCCAACGCTGTTGGGTGCTAGGAAAATAGCTAAGGTTTGATTTCTTAACTGTTTTCCAATCAACAACATCACCAGTCTCAGGAATCCATAAG